AATCCACTCAACCTGCGTTGAGAGGTTTTATTGAGGAGTTTCATGCTAATTGTAGATTTATTTTAACTTGTAATTTTAAGAACAGAATAATTGATCCACTACATAGTAGATTTTCTAATATTGAGTTCAAGATAAATCCAAAAGACAAAGGCAAACTTGCTACTAAATTATTTGAGCGATCTGTTCATATTCTTAAAGAACAAAATGTAGATTATGAAGAAAAGGTCCTTGCAGAATTAATTAAGAAACACTTTCC